CCGTGTAGTCGGTCGTGAGGACGAGCGTGGTTTCCACGCCCGTGGATGTCGCCAGCCGGATCACGTCCAGGTCGCCTGCGGCGAAGACCTTGAACGTGAACGGGAAGGCCGAGGCGGTTCCGTTGCCAACGAACGGGCCGGCGATTCTCGTCGTGCTGCTGATGGTCATGGATGCATCGCCTCTTGGTTCAGCCTATGAATCACGGGTACGGTTACGGGTACTAACGCTGCACTCCTGTGAACGGCGCGACCACCGCGCCGACGCCCTCGACCTCGCCCTCGACCACCGCCTCGATACCGTCGATGGTGCGGTTGATCTGTGCCGCAGGCAGCCCGGTGAACGCGCCGAGCGTGTTGACCGCAGAGCGGCGGAAGGCGCGGTCGAACTCAAGTTGTCCAGCCTGCGTGGCAAGGCCGTACACCTCTCCGATGGCGCGCAGGCCGGCAGGGCCGCCGTAGCCCATGCGGACGCCTTCCGCGCCCGTCAGGAGCTGCGCGGCGCCTCCAAACTCGCGTGCGATGATCATGGTGCCCATCATGTACGACAACTCCTCGGCGGCGAGCTTGCGCGCCAGCGCCTCGGGATCGAACTCCTCGTCATCCGTGTTCGGCTGGAGCAGGCTCTTGATCGCGTAGCCGAGCACGACCGGGACCACGAACAGCATCGCGTAGTCGGCGGCCAGCTTGCCCTTGCCGCGTGCCGTCATCGTCTGCACGGCAGCCATGTTGTAGACCGTGTTCATGTACGAATAGAACACCGTGAACAGCTTCATGGCCGGCCCGCCGCGCTCTACCGCCGCGAGGTCCGAGACGAGGCCGCTGCCCTGCGAGTCGCGCACCGCCTGGTCTGCGAGCGCCACGGCCGTGGCATCGTTCTTCCCGGCGTCGAGCGCCTTCTGGTATGCGCCGAGCCAGGTCGGGATGTCCACCGACCGCTGCATGTTCATCATCAGGAAGTAGGTGCCTGCGAACACCCGACGCGAAATCTCTGTCTGTCCGCGTACACGGTTCTTGATCTCGTTGATCTCGCGGAACTGCGTGCGGCCGCGCTCGGCCATGAACTGGCTCTTGTCGGCCACCATCTTCGCCGAGTCGAACGGGCTGGTCGCGAACTGCGTGATGCCCTGCCCGATGTACTTCGCGCCCACCCGCACGATGCTTTGGTTGAAGCCCGTGATCTGGAGCGCGGCGCTGTTGATGTTGAAGCCGAGGCCGGACGCGCTGATCCCCTGCCTGAGCCAGGACAGGACCGACTCGCCGGCGACCTGCTGACCGCGGCCCCCGGTCGCGTTGTCCTTCGTCCAGTCGCGCAGCTGCTTCAGGAACTCAGGCCCGCGAGTCTCGCGTACGGCGTTTGCGAACTTGACGTCCCGCAGCAGGCGGTTCGTCGAGATGAGCCACTCGTGCCACGCCAGGTCGTGGATCACGTCGTTCACCCCGCTGAAGGCGGCGTCGAGCGTGTACAGGATCGGCCTGTCCACGACCTCCTTGGCGCGTGCCTTGACGAACGACCGCCGCGTGGTGGCCGCCGTATACGCGCCTTGCAGGTCGCGCTTGGCCTCCTCGGCTGCGTCCACGGTCGCCACGCGGTCGGAAGCCACCGGGTCGTACTTGATCGGGTAGTAGCCGCCCTGGAGGCTGACCTCCTTGCCGTCGACCGTGCGGACGGTGAACGGGACGGGCGTCACCCAGGTCGGCTCCTTGCCGTAGAGCCTGCGCTCCTTGGCGGCGATCTCCGGGCGATAGCCGTCGATGAAGTCCCACACCTGCTGCACGGCCTGCCACTCGGCCTCGGTCAGGCTCTCGAGCACGGGCTGGATCTGCTCGAGCGTCCAGCCCTCGCCGTCGAGCAGGCGCTGGCGGTTGCCGTCGTTGCCCATGTTCAGGGCGATGGCAAGCCGCGCCTCACGGTTCAGGCTGCGCCCGATGGACGGGAAGTGCATCCCCTTGCCGCCCATGCCGCCGAGCGCGAACACGGGCTTCAGGATTTCCCCAAGCCTGAGCGACGCCTTGGCCCGCATGGTGGTTTCCATGTCGGAGGCGTCGTTGGCCGTGCGGATGATGGCGTTCCAGAGCGGGCCGTCTTCTTTGCCTCCGTCGAGGACGCGGGCGATGGACGCGGCCTTCAGGTGCTGAGCGGCGAACCCGCGCAGGAACGCGGCGGCGCGGCCGATCCCGGTCAGGGGTGTGCGTGGGTCGAGGCTCAGGCCGCGGACCTTGCCGGCGGCGCGGATGCGCGTGACGATCTCGTCGCGCTTCTCCTCGAACGCGGCGCGCTCCTCGGCCAGGCGCAGCTTCTGCTCGTTCTTGCCGATGAACTCGATCTGCTTCACCGCGTCCACCAGGTCGCGGAACTCGCTGACCTTCATCTCGCGGTAGTTGACGCGGCGGGCCTCGTTGGCGATCTCCGGGGCGATGTCCGGCACCAGCCCGGCAGCCTCCTGCTCGGCGAGCCAGTCGGTGAGTGCCTTGCGCTCGTCCAGGCGCTTCAGGCTGACGGCGGCGACCTCGAAGCGGTCAAGGAGCCCGGCGACCTGGTCGGCCGCCTGCGCCCCCATGCGCTTGACGTTCTCGTCCCTGAGCACCCGCCGCAGGTACTTAACCTGCTTGTCCACCTCGGCCTTGATCCGGAGCGCCTCGGCGGCGAGCTGGTTCTGGTAGAGCTGGGCGCGCTTTGCCCGTATGCGGGCCTGCTCCGGGTCGGCCCCGTAGCGCGCCTTGATCTCCTCCGTGCGCTCCTGAGCCATCCTGGCGGCCTCCACGCTGGCCGTGGTGGCCTCGGCCACGGCGGTCAGCTCGTCGGCCCCTGCCGCGATCCGCTCGTTGTAGGTCCGGGTATAGGCGGCACGGCCAACGGCCACGGCGTCCACGGGCGACCCGATCCGGGAGGCGTCGCGGGCGGCACGGGCCTCGGCGGCCACGAAGTCGCTCGGGCGCACGTCCCGGACCCGCTTGCCGGCGATCAGGTCGCGGGCGACCTGCTTGGCCGCGTCGACCATCACCCGGGCAGGCTCGGTCGCCTTGGACAGGTAGCGCAGCTCGACGGCCACGAACCGGGCGCGGGCCTCGTTGTGGAGCGCAGCCTGCACCTCGGCCTCGATGGACTCCGGGCTCGTCATGTCCCCGAACCGCCTGAGCATCTCGGCGTCCGTCCGCTCGGCCACGATCTCCTTCATGGGCCGGGCCGCGACCAGGGCGCGGATCATCTCGTCGCCGCTCGAGTAGCCGAACGTCTCGGCCACCAGGTCCGGGTCGAGCCCGTCCACGCCCATCATGCCGTTCTTGCCCGTCCCGAGCTTGGCGATGTCCGGGGCCACCACCGCCGGCATCGGCATCCCGGTCGCACGCACGGCCTCAAGCGAGGCGGCGGTCGGGACCGTCTCGTAGAGCTTCTTGACGCGCTTGGTGTCTAGGCGGTGCGGTCCCTCGATGGCAACCTCAGCCCCATCGGCATCGATGAACTTCCCGGTGCGGAGGTAGGTCATCGCACGGTAGACGGGCTCAACCTTGACCTCGGCGGCGATCTCGACGGCGACTTCCTTGCGCCTGGCGTCGTGCTTCTTCTGCACCTCGCGCAGGACGCGGCTGCGTGCGTTCCCGAGCCACTGCATCTGCCGCATGCTGGCGACGTTCATGTCGATGACCGACGCCTCGATGGCCTCCTGCTGCATCTGCTGGTACGCGGCCCACTCCGCGTCCGACATGCCGCTCTCGGCCTGCGTCTGGAACATCGGCTTCATCTCGTTGATGGCCGCCTGCCGTGCGATCTGCTCGTCCGTGGCGAGCATGCGGTCCATCACCTGGCGGACCTCCCCGGTCAGGATCGGCAGGTCTTCCCCGAACTCCCGGCGGTAGATCGCGTTCAGGTCATCGCGGATCGAACGGTAGACGCGCTTGAGCCACGCGCTGAACCGCTCGAACAGCCCCTGCATCTCGGCGCTCGGTGCCTTGCCCTCGAACAGGTAGACCTCGAACGAGTAGGCGAACTGCTCGTGCGCCTTGCGCTTCTGGTCAAGCGTCATGCCGTTCCATGTGGCGAGACGCGCCTGCGGCGTGTCGCCGGCGATGCCTGCCCAGCGGAGCACCTCGTCCAGGTCGCTGACGATGCGCGCCGGGGCGTCCGGCATCTGCGCGACCTGCTCGTAGAACGTGAGGAAGGCGTGCGCCGACTCGTGCAGGAACGTCGATAGGTCGGCGGTCTTGTTGAGGATCGTGGTCAGCCGACGCGGGTCGAAGCCGCCTCGGGCTGGGCCTCGGGCTGCTTGCTCAAATCCGGCTCCTGCAAGCCGAGCATCCTGGCGAAGAACGAGGTTTCCAATTCCTCGTTCTGCTCCTGTTGTGCGCTCTGCGGCGATGGCTGCGAGTTCTGCATCGACTTCCCCTATTGTAGCGTTGACAACATCCTGCGAAATGCCCTTCGCAAGGGCAAGTTTCGCTGCGGAGTTTGCGTAATCCGGCGCGGCATTGTCCTCGTATCCCGTCTGTCCTTCGTCGGCAGTCTTCGCGGCGTCATACAACCGCTTCTCCGGATACCAGAGAAGCGCCTGAAGATCGCTCATCGTCAAGCTCGGGAACTGCGTCTGAAGTTCAGCGAGCGCCTGCGCGAACACCTTGCGGATTCGCGCTCGCTCCGGAGGCCCGCTCGGTGCTTCCTTCTGACCGTCGAGATACTTCGCGAGAGAGTTGCCAAGCTTGCGGAACTCGTCTCCATACGAAATCCGTTGCACACCGCGAGTCGGCTCCCCAAGGATCTTGGAGAACTTCGCCTGCGCCTTCTCGTCGGCCACGCCGATCTTCGCCATCTCAACGCGATTTTCCTTTTTCAGGCTCGCCTTGTTGATGGCAGTTGCAAGCGAGTCGATGTCATCGGTCGCCAACGACATTCCGACAATCGCCTCGAGCTGCTTCCGGTTCTTTGCCGGCATCGCCTTGATGATGCTGGCAAGCTGCTCTCTCTTCAGAACGATGTTTCGCTCGTTATCCTCGAGCAGCGTTCCCGTCCATCGGCCCCAGGTTCGCATCAGCCAACGATCCATAGTCAGCTGCTCGAAGTGGCCGTACAGATTCGCGAAGAATCCGTTTCCGATCTTCGGGCCGAGTGCGGCCGCGCCGTACACCTCGGTCGTGAGATTCTCCCCGCTGACGTTCTTGTTCGTGTACGCGATGACTTCCTTGACGGTCGTCTTGGAGGTCATAAACTTTTCGACTTCGTCGATGCCATACTTCTCGACAAGCTCGTTGAACAGTCCGAGGCTTTCGTTGATGGCGATCTGCGCCGTACCGGCGCCGACGTTGGTCGGCATCTTTCCGGTTCGCTTGTATTCGGCGTAGGCGCGCTCCGCAAGCTCAAAGTTCTTGTCAACCTTGAGGCCATTGGATGTAACCGCAAGCGCCCACGTGAATGCAAACTTTGCCCTGGGATCGGTTGCGATCTCTGGATGAATCAGCGACACAAGCCGAAGAGCCTTCGTGACTTTCTCGTTGTACCAGCCGACCGCGTTCGGATTCGTTCGTAGCGCGGTAATCGCATCGGCGACTGCAACGCGAACGAGATACTGCTCGACTTCAGGCGTGAACTGCGTCAGATCAATTCCAGCATCCTTTGCTGCGGTGTTGACGCGATCCTGAATCGCCTTCTTGAACTGCCTGTTGTTTCGGAATGTCTGTGTTCCAGCGAAAGCGAATGACGATTCCACGTTCGATGCCGCGTCAATCGTTGCTGGGACAACAGCCGCCTGCTCGAACAGCTTCGGGCTAGTGATGTCGAAGCGGCGCGACAGCGGCACGACGTTGCCGGACTCGTCGTAGGTGACGGGGTCGGCGGACTTTACTTGCGAAGCATCAAAGATTGCCCATGTCGTTCCGATGTTGCTTGATTCGGCCAATCCATCACGAACGTTGTCGAATCGAACAGAATCATGTCCACGACTCTTGGCATCCTTGATGACTTTCGACATTTCAATCGCATCACCAACACGACCGTTCATGTCGTAAACCAATGGATTCTGTGCACGAATCACAACCTCGACAACAACTCCCGGATCAATCTCGTTTCCATCCGCGTCAAACGTAACTGCTTCTCCGTATTCACGCGGATAAACGTATTCATCCGCCATGTCCTGGTTGTCTGTCAGGAATGCAGCTCCGGGAATCTCTATTCCAGCTTCGGGGCTGATTTCAGTAACAACCTGTCTTGGAGTGCCGTGGAACAACCCTGAAACGTTGTATCCAGCAAGTCGTTGCGCTTCTTTTGCCATCCGCTGCGCGGTCGCCATGTCGCCGCGCTCGACGGCAGCCGTGTAGTCCGTGTCGATGCGGGAGGCCTGCGCGAGCGGCGCCGCCATGCCCTCGCCCTCGACGCGGACGGGGAACCGCTCGTACACCTGCTTCGGCGTCAGCCCCATCGACGCCGCCTGCGTCACGTAGAAGTCGCGCATGAACTGCGCGCTCGAGCGCGCAGCACGCTCGTCCATCTGCCCGGTCGCCTGGATCTGAGAGGCCAGCGTGTCCTCGATCTCACGCGCCTCCTGCACGAACGTGCCGTTGGTCGCTTCCTGCTGCGTGATAATCTGCTCGGCTTCCGCACGGCGCTGGTCGTGCTCCGCACGGATGCGCTGCGCCTCCACCAGGCTCGGGGCGTCCGCAGACAGCCGTGCGTGCGGCAGGAGCTGCGACTGGAGCGGGGTCTTCGCCAGCCTCGCCGCGAACTGCGCGGTCGGGATCGTGACGTCCGCGCCGACGAGCGTGATGCCGTCCGACTGGTACTGCTCGATCTGCTGCCTGACGCCGGGGAGCACGGCGTCCATCTCGA